TTGGAAAATAGAAAATATTATCATATAATATAGTATGAAAATAGGAGTTATAGCAGGTAATTTTGACGTAATACATCCTGGATATATTCGAATGTTTAATGAATGTAAAAAACATTGTACTTGGTTGATTGTATTGTTACATGAAGATCCTAGTATTGAACGTCCAGACAAAATGAAACCTATTTTATCAGTAGCCGAACGTAGAGAAATGTTGCTTTCATTAGAAATGATTGATGAAGTTATAACATATTCTACAGAACATGTTCTTTATGAATTTATTAAAGGCATCAATCCGGATATTCGTTTTTTAGGTGATGATTACATTGGAAAAGACTTTACTGGTAAAAATTTAGGAACTCTTATTCATTACATAGATAGATCACATGGTTGGTCCACAACTAAATACAAACAATTAATTGCAGATGAAATACAGCGTAGTAGTAACATTTAACATCGAAGGGTTTCATTGTTGGCCCGCAGCTAAAGACATTTTTCCGGAAGTAGCATTTTTATCGGATAGACATCGACATATGTTTGGATTTCGATGTTATGCGACGGTAACGCATACGGATCGAGATAAAGAGTTTATTCTATTGAATCGTGAGATAAAACGCAATCTTCAATTGAATTTTGAACGCGATGTTGATGGCGTATTAGAATTTGGTTCAATGTCTTGCGAAGCTATAGGAGAATTTTTATTAAGTCAATTTTCAGAATTATACAAAGTAGAAGTTTGGGAAGATTGGGAAAATGGAGCAATCATAGAAAGATGAGAATATTTTTAGTAGACATAGAATCAGTTCCTACTCGTTATACGTGCGAATGGAAGACACATGTTCCAAAGTTATTACAAGAAGCTGGATTTGAAGTAGTTGTAGTAGAAGGAGATTTGAATATTCCAAACGCAACTACTCCCGGTGCATTCTTAAACTTTGGTGGCACTAATATGTATAAAGCAAAACAGTTGCATACTTTATCATATATGTTTACTAGAGGGCATATTCAATCAGGAGATCATATCATTTTTACAGATGCTTGGCATCCTGCTATTATCAATGTAAAATACATGAGTGAACTCCTAAATATTCCCGTTGTAACGCACGGACTATGGCACGCGGGTTCATATGACCCAAATGACTTTTTAGGACGTCTCGTGGGAGGTAAACCGTGGATTAGGCATACTGAACAAGCATTTATATCTGCATTTGATTTCAATTGGATGGCTACTGCAGCACATTGGAGCTTGATGTGGGAAACGTATTCTCAAACAATGATTGAATCAACTTTTAAGAAGACGGGTTGGCCAATGGAGTATACCAAAGATACGATTCAACAAAATTGGTGGACAGAAAAAGAAAATATCATAGTGTTTCCGCATCGAATAGCTCCCGAGAAACGATTAGATTTATTTCAAGAATTGGCATCTCGGCCGGAATTAGCACATTATCAATTCTGCGTAGCAATGGAAATGAATTTAACTAAACCAGAATATCATGAATTGCTTCGTCGTGCTAAATTTGCAGTATCATTTGCAGATCAAGAAACGTTAGGTATATCAATGTATGAATCTGCTTGTGCTGGAGCTTGTCCAATTGTTCCTAATCGATTATCATATGAAGAAATGTATTCGCCGATGTTTAAACGTGCGGATAGTGTAGATTCGGCAGTTAAAGCAATATTAGAATATGAAAATGTAAATATGTCAGAAAGTATTGCAGATTTAATAACAAATTTGCATGAAAATTTCTTCTCAGCAAAGAATTTAATTAATAAACTAAAGGAATACAAATAATGAACGAAGAACAAAAACGTTTCATATACTTTCCGTCATTGTCTGCAGGTAGCATGGTATCGGCATTCAAGAAAGATATGAAATTTGAATCAGGAGCTCCTGTTAAATTCTTTGATTCTCGTTATCCCGAACAATGGCGTCATCCGTATTTTTTGATTACGGCAGGTCATCATTACAAGAAGATGGATTTCAGAGAACAATTAGGATTAGAAAAAGATGTATTAGTATTTGGGGACTCAGGCGGTTACCAGATAGCAACGGGAGCATTGCCATATAGCAATGAATTGCGAGAAAAGATTTTTCATTGGTTAGAAGCTAATAGTGATGTAGCAGCTAATTTAGATATTCCTCCTAAAACTAAATATCGCAATAAATTTGCAGAATGTGCGGATATTAGTTTTGATAATTTTGCTTGGTTTGAAAAACATCAAAGCGGCAAGACAAAATTCTTAAACATGTTGCAAGGATCTAATTCTGCAGAATATTCTTGGTGGTATAACAAGTTCAAGCATTTTGATTTTCAAGGATGGGCAATTGGAGGTCCGCAAAGATTAGTAGATTTCATGTTTGCAATTTCTTTGATGCTTAAAGAAAGAGAATTTGAAAACAAAAAACTTGAATACGTTCACTTGTTAGGAATTAGCAAAATATCAGATTTCTTTATTTTAGCAACCTTACAAAAATTGTTTAACAAGTATTATGGCAATAGAATCTATGTAACTACGGATTCTAGTTCACCAGGACAATATCCAGTATTTGGAACTTATTTGCATTCTACTAATTACAAGACACAGACATTTTCTGAATTGTATTTTCCTAAGAATGCAGAATATCGAAGAAAAAACCAAATCAAGCAAGGTAAAGGTGATGTAGCTATTGATTTGACGCAACATGTTCCTTGTAGTTTAGGTTGTCCTGCTTGTGAAGATTTTACATATGAATTATTAGGCGGACAAACGGCAACCGGATTGGATAGATACAGTCAAGAAGCTATGCCAAGAATGGTTGTGCACAATACGCATTTGTATGTTCATGCAGCAAATGAAATTAATCATCTAGTTGATAGTCACGTTGAATTGTTAGAAACGGTAGTTCCTAAAGATTTATACGATGTAATTCTATCATTGCATGAAATGTTTGCAGATCCAGATTCGGCTCCGCATATATACGAAAAATACATTAAAACATATAAAAAATTCGGTGGAGATAGCATTTCTACTACGGATGCCGAAAACTTTAATAAATTCTTTAAATTTTAATCAGGATAAACATGGAAAAAAGTAAATTACAATCATTAATTAATCGTTACTATTTAGCAGGTAACTGCGAAGCTGTTAAGTTGAAGGAAAATGCTGAAGGTATTAATTGTGAGTTAATAGATATGGATCAAACGGTAGTTGGTAAAATTCAATGGAAAACTACTCCGTTTATGAAAGGTGAATTAGGAATCAATCATACCGGTGCATTGATTAAAATGTTATCAGCATTAGGCGAAAACATTGAAATTGATGTAAAAGATGCAGCAGGTAAGAATTACGCAATGAAAATTAGCGAAGGTAAAACGGAAGCAACTTTCATGCTAGCAGATACCACAGTAATTCCTGCAGTTCCGTCAATCAATGCAGAACCTGATTATCTTATCGAAATTCCAGTTAATGAAGAATTCATAACACGTTTTATCAAAGCAAAAAATGCTTTACCGGATGCAAAGAATTTTGCAGTGCAAGTTAAAGGAGGAACGATTCGTTTTATTATTAACTATAGCACCGTAAATGCAGATAACATTACATTTGAAGTAGGAACGACACCGGCAGCTGATATGGAACCTGTTTGTTTTTCTGCAGATAAGTTGAAAGAAGTATTAGTAGCAAATCGTGGAGATTCTGGTAAGCTTCATGTATCTCCAGATGGATTAGCACGTATTGAATTTTCTGGATCTGATTTTGATTCAGCATATTGGTTAGTAATGTTGCAGAATTAATATGATAGTAGCTGTAGTAAATAAATCAGATAATGCACTTCCTGAATATGAAACTCCGGGAAGTGCTGGTTTAGATGTTCGTTGTACCCATGCATTTGCAATCGATCCTGGAGGCCGTGCATTAGTTCCTACCGGTTTGTTTGTAGAAATACCAAAAGGATATGAAATACAAGTAAGACCCCGAAGCGGATTAGCATTAAAACATGGCATTACAGTATTGAATACTCCAGGAACAATTGATGCAGATTATCGAGGCGAGGTTGGAGTAATTTTGATTAATCACGGTCCTAGATCCGTTGAATTTGAAAAAGGTGATCGTATCGCACAATTGGTTCTATGCAAAGTGGAACATATTGAATGGTTGTCAACTGGTGCATTAACTGGAACCAAGCGAGGAGAAAAAGGATTCGGATCTACAGGAGGAAAATAATTATTTATGTTTAATACACAAGAAAACACACTTTGGGTTGAATCTTTTCGACCAGACACATTAGAAGGATACATTGGAAATGAACACATCATTGAAAAGGTTAGTATTTTTATTAATAACGGTGACGTACCTCATTTGTTGTTTTATGGTACCGCAGGCACTGGCAAGACCACGTTGGCAAAAATCATCGCCAATAGTGTGGACGCCGATGTTATGTATATAAACGCATCGGACGAAAACTCAGTAGATGCCGTTAGAGATAAAATTAAACGTTATGCATCGACAGTTGGATTTAGAAGATGGAAAATCATCATATTAGACGAAGCTGACTATTTAACACCAAATGCACAAGCTGCTTTGCGTAATTTGATGGAAACGTATAGCAAAACGACAAGATTTATTTTAACATGTAATTATGTCGAAAAGATAATCGATCCTATTCAATCTCGTTGTCAGACATTTGCTATAACTCCTCCTAATAAAACAGATGTAGCAAAACGTTTAGTATCAGTATTAGAAGAAAAAGGCGTTGAATATGATATCAAAGATGTTGCAGCTATCATTAATGCATCATATCCAGATATTCGTCGTGCAATTAATGCAGCACAAAGTTTGGTAGTCAACGGTAAATTGCAATTGGATAAATCTAGCACAATTCAAGCTAATTACATGACAGAAATATTGGATGTGCTTCGAAATCCAAAAGATAAAAAATCTGCATTTACAAAAATACGTCAAATCATTGCAGATAGCAAAGTTCGAGACTTCACAGCATTGTATACATTTTTATATGACAATTTAGATGAATTTGCACATGGACATATCGCATCTAGCATTTTGATTATTGCTGAAGCACAATTCAAAGATGCTTCGGTAGTTGATAAGGAAATTAACATAATGGCAATGTTTATAAATCTATTAGGAGAAATATGAGTAAGTTAAATGTAAATATCGGTCCCAATGATATGCAGCCGATAACGTGCAAAGAATGTGACGGAATGTATTTTCGTCAAGTAATGGCAATCAACAAAGTATCAAAATTTTTAACAGGTGGTGACAAAGATACTATGGTGCCAATTCCTGTGTTTAGATGTGATGATTGCGGATCTGTTCCAGAAGAATTCCAACCAGTTAAAATGAAAACGAAATAATGTCAATTTCTTATCATAAATCGGATGTTACTATTGTTTTTAAGACTTCTAATAGAAGCAATGCTAAAACAAAAATGAAAACGATACGTAACAAAAGCATCGATGATGTTTTAGAAAGAAAAATACCAGGAATTCCAGATAATGCAGTTATTTTGGAAATTGGATTAGGTGAACAATTACAACAGCAGTATAAAAAGAAATATAAACTATAAATGGCAGAAGAAAAGAAAGGTGCATCGATTTTTGATTTTATTGATGGAGTTACTCACAAGAAAAAAGAATGGTCAAAATGGTCTGAAACAGATCAAGGTAAATTTGCACCATTCATTGTGAATAGATGGTTATCAATGAGGCAGGATCTAATAGAAATCGTTAATGAGTTACAAACATATACAATTGGAGTGTTACGACCAAGAGAAACATATCGCCTTTATCACGATTTATTGCCAACAAGCAAAGGATTTGCAAAATACATTAAAGGCAAAAAAGAAGATAAATATTCAGACAAATTGATTGAACAGATTGCAGAACATTATCATGTTAGCAAATCGGAAGCAATCGACTACGCCGAATTAATGAATCAAGATCAATGCGCCTATCTTCTGTCACTTTATGGTTATGCTGAACGAGAAATAAAAACAATGGTTAAAGGAGTTAAGAAATGAGTGTAAACACCCAATCTCACTATAAAGGCAAAGATAGCTTGTATAAATTTGCAGAAGACTGGAAATTAAATAGTTACGAATTCGATATCATTAAACGCATTGTAAGATGCCGACATAAAGGTACCTTTGAACAAGATCTCAAAAAGACAAAAGATTTGATTGATATTTATCTTAAAGAACAACTTCAAAATTATTCGATGTTTGAATCTATAAATTTGGATCTTAAGAAATAATTTCATATATTTAATGTATGAAATCCGGAAACTATATCAATCCTGTATACAAGTTATCATTACGCGATGCGACTTCTGTACCTAGAAAAATATCTTATTCACAATGGTCAATGTTCGAACGTTGTCCGATGTCTTGGAAACTTGCTTATATTGATGGATTAGCTCCGTTTCAATCTAGCATAGAAACTTGCTTTGGTACAGCATTTCACGAAACATTGCAACATTATTTAACGGTAATGTATACAGAATCCGTTAAACGTGCAGATGCTTTAGATTTTCGTAGCATATTAACAAACAAACTTCGAGAAGAATACAAATATTGTGTTGAAGAATCTAACGGAGAACATTTCTCCAATCCTTTGCAAATGGCAGAATATTTAGAGGATGGAGTTGCTATTTTAGATTGGTTCAAGAAACGTCGCAAACAATACTTCTCTACAAAAGATTATGAATTGGTTGGTATTGAATTAGAACTTTGCGAACCGGCATCTGAAACAAATTCTTCAGTTTATTGGTATGGATTCATTGATTTGGTTATTCGACACATACCTACCAATACTATTCATATATACGACATCAAAACGAGCCGATCTGGTTGGAATAAATATCAAAAGTCAGATTCACTTAAAATGGCTCAATTAGTTGCTTATAAGAATTATTTTTCACGTCAATTTGGTATTCCTAAAGAAAACATAGTAGTTGAATTTTTTATTGTGAAACGCAAATTGGTTGAAGAATCAATGTTTCCACAAAAACGCATACAATTGTTACGTCCAGCAGCTGGCACTGTAACGCAACGCAAAGTTCAAAAACATATTGACAATTTCATCGATCATTGTTTTGATGGCGAAGGAAATAAGTTAGCGGATCGACAATATGAAGCAGTTGCTGGTAAAGGTGATAAGAATTGTAAGTATTGTCCATTTAAAACTGATTACATAAATTGTCCTAAAGAAAATAGGATTCGTGTCGATAAATCATTATAATAGTAATATGATTCAGTTTAAACATAAACATACATACGTATATAAATTTGAACTTCAGAAACGTGCTCCTTATGTAGGTTGGGAGAAAATGGAGTACATATTGTTAACCGATCATGATGATCCGAATGGCAAAGATAATCGTGCATTATTAGAATCTGCATTACGTATTGCTTACGGACATATGCCAAAAGGTGTTAAATTTTCATATGAGAAAACGACATGACAAAAGTAGCAGTAATTGGTAGTACAAGTTTGCAGAATCGAAGAAAAGTCCAACAGACGTTAAACGAACTTAAAAAAAGATTTTCAGAAGATCTATTAGTAATCGGCGCTGGAGGAAATGAAGGTGCAAATAGTATGGTTAGAAAATATGCTTTGGAATTTGGAATTTCGTATCAAGAATACAATCCGTCATTTTCTGGATATAATTTGTATTCGGCTATGCCAGAATCTTATTATGGAAAACGTTATCATTTTAGTCAGTTACATCACCGTATGAAATTAATTGCAGAACAATGCGATTACATGATGATACTAACTAATGAAGAAACATTGGATCCTGTATTAAAAACAGCTTACACAAACATAAACAAGTTAAAAAAACCGGTAGTTATACTAGGTTAATATTTATAATAAAGTTATAAGGAATAATAAATGGAATTACCAAAGTTACAAAAATTTGATCCTAACAAGCCTAAGAAAAAGAAAATTTTATTGTTATCCGACGATTTTCGTTTGCCTTCGGGAATAGGTACAATTAGCAAAGAAATTATCTACAATACGGTTAAAGAATTTGATTGGGTACAATTAGGTGCAGCAATCAATCATCCAGATGCGGGAAAAGCATTTGATCTATCTCAAGAAATTGCACAAGAAACTGGCATACAAGATGCATCGGTTAAATTAATTCCATGGAATGGATATGGAGATAGAAACATTTTATTTGCGATATTAAATCAAGAACAGCCAGATGCAATTCTTCATTTTACGGATCCTAGATATTGGGTTTGGTTGTATCAATTAGAACACGAAATAAAAACTACATTTAGAATTCCAATTACATACTATTCAATTTGGGATGATTTACCATATCCAATGTGGAACGCCCCTTTTTACGGTAGTTGCGATATGATTATGGGAATTAGTAAGCAATCTGATAATATACATAGAGAAGTACTTAAACAGAACGGATTTGGCGTTGTAGATTATGATAAAGAAGCTGTTACGAAAAATTTAAAATGGAATGATGTAGTTACGGGATTCGTACCTCATGGATTGAATCATAATACATTTAAACCTATACCAGAAAATAATTCTGTGTATCAAACAATGTACGAAAAAATTAAAACTAAAAATGAAGTTGATTTCGTAGTGTTTTGGAATAATAGAAACATACGAAGAAAACAACCCGGTGATTTAATTATTGCATTCAAACATTTCGTAGATCAATTACCTAAAGAAAAACGAAATCGAGTAGCATTGCTAATGCATACGCAAGCCGTTGATGAAAATGGAACAGATTTGCGCGCAGTTGCTAAAACATTAGCACCTGATTGTAAAATATTGTTTTCTGAACAAAAATTAAATGCACAAGATTTGAATGCAATGTACAATGTAGTTGATGTTGTAGTAAATATTGGTAGCAACGAAGGTTGGGGACTTAGTTCAACAGAAGCAATGCTAACCGGAACTCCGATAATTAACAATGTAACTGGCGGATTGCAAGATCAATGCGGATTTACGGATGAAAAAGGAAAATGGATTCGTTTTGATGGGGAATTTGCAACTAATCATACAGGCAAATATAAAGCACATGGTAAATGGGCGTTTCCAGTATTTCCAAGTAATAGATCACTTCAAGGTTCTCCGATGACTCCATATATTTTTGATGATCGCGTACAATTTGAAGATGTATCCAAAGCAATCATGTATTGGTATAGTACTGCTGAAGAACGTCGCAAAGAATGTGGATTAGCTGGTCGTGAATTTTGTTTGAATAACGGATTAACCGCAGAAGCAATGGGTAACAAAATGATTGAGATGTTTAATTATTTGTTTTCCATACAAAAACAGCCTAGAGCGTTATATACCATAACAAAAGTAAAACAGCCAAAGTACGAACAAACAGGAATAGTATCATAATGAAAAAAGTAATTATAGCGTCGCCAGTTGCGACACAATCAGGTTATGGGCATCATGCAAGAGAAATCATAACTAATATCATAGAACAACGAGGAAAAGATTGGGATGTTAAATTAATATCATTACCATGGGGCGGTACTCCTATGACATATCCAATTCCTGTAGATTGGCAACTAAGAATAATTCCATTACCATTACAATATCAACCAGATATCTGGATTCAAATTTCAGTACCTAATGAACTTCAAGCAGTTGGAAAATATAATATTGGAGTTACTGCCGGCACCGAAGGAGATCTTTGTCCCGAAAAATGGATTGATAATTTAAATGCAATGCAGTTAGTAATCGTACCAAGCGAATTTACTAAAACGGTATTTGAACGTACTGCAAAAGAAAAAAATAAACCACTTACTACAAAAATTGAAGTTATCCCGGAATATTTTGATGAAACGATATATTCAACAAAAACAGAATCTGCAACAAATGCAACCAACGTATTGTCAGATTTAAATGATGTTTCGGAATCTTTTGCATTTTTAACAGTAGGACATTGGTTGCAAGGTGTAATAGGCGAAGATAGAAAAAATTTAGGAGGATTGCTTCATTGTTTTTTCAATACATATAAAAATACATCGAATCCTCCGGCATTGATAATGAAAACTAGCGGAGCTACTTATAGCATCGTAGATCGAATGGAGATTGAAAATAAAATTGGTCAAGTTCGTGATATGTTTGGAAATGCAAAACTTCCTAATGTATATTTGATACATGGCGAATTGACTGATACGGAAATGAACGCAATGTATAATCATCCCAAAGTAAAAGCCATGATATCTTTTACTAAAGCAGAAGGATTTGGTCGTCCATTATTGGAATTTGCAACTACAGGAAAACCAATTATTGCACCACATTACTCTGGTCAAGCAGACTTCTTAAAGAAAGATTTTATTTGTCCATTATCTGGAGGACTTACAAATATACACGATTCGGCAAAAAACGATTGGTTAATTAAAGAAGCAAAATGGTTTACTCCTGATTATGGATATGCTAGTAAAATAATGAAGGATGTACAAAAGAATTACAAAAAATGGGTAGATTTGGCTAAACGTCAAAGATATTTTGTAAATTCTACATTCACTAAAAATGCAGTTGCTGCGATATATGAACGAATATTAAACGTAATAGATTCGACATTAACTTCTATGCCACAACAGGTACAACTTCAACTTCCAAAATTGAAAAAAACAAATGAATCTGAAGAAATGCCTAAAATTACATTACCAAAATTGAAAAAAATTGAAGCATGAAAATAAGTTATGCCGTAACGGTATGTAATGAGTTTATTGAAATTCAACGTCTCATTACATTTCTTTTAAAACATAAAAGACCCCAAGATGAGATTGTAGTTCAAATGGATTTGAATGTTGATGATATGAAAAATCATCCAGAAGATAAAAGTCAAGTACATGTTTATCTTATGAAACATAATGAACAAGGTAATATTCGAGTTGCATTTTATCCATTAAACGATAACTTCGCTGCGTTTAAAAATAATTTAACTCAGCATTGTACTGGTGATTATATTTTTCAAATTGATGCCGATGAAATTCCATGCACTCCCATTATGGAATCATTGCCTTCTATATTAGAACATAATTCTGCAGTAGATTTATACGTAGTTCCAAGAGTTAATACAGTAGATGGTTTAACACAAGAACATATTAACAAATGGGGTTGGAATGTAAATTCGGAAGGATGGGTGAATTGGCCCGATTATCAAACTCGAATTTATAGAAATGTTTCTGAGATTAAATGGGTAAACAAAGTACATGAACGTCTTGAAGGACATAAACAATTTGCATATCTTCCGATGGAAGAAGATTATTCTTTATATCATCCAAAAACAATTGAACGTCAAGTAAAACAAAATGAATATTATGAAACTATTTAATTATTTTTTAGATGAATTTAAACCGCTACAAAATGAAACTCATTATGATAGGGGGATTTTACCTACTGAAGCATTTGCATTTATGGCATATTGTAAAGCTTTACAAATTGATATAATAATTGAATCGGGTACTGCGTTTGGACAATCTTGTTATCTTTTTGCTAAATATCTTAACACCGAAGTACATACAATTGATAATATAACCCATTATGGAATTGAAGCACAAAATATTGCTAAAGAAAGATGTAAAAAACTTCCAGTAAATTTTCACGTAGGTGATAGTTTTAAATTATTACCAAAGTTGATTGAACAACATATAGATAAAAAAATTGCAGTATTTATCGACGGCCCTAAAGGTGAAATAGCTAGACAATTTAGACAAAATATATGGAATTATTCAAATATTTTAATGGTAGCACTTCATGATAGTATTGGTGAAAACAATGTAGGAAAATTTTCAACAGCAAATCATCCCGAATATTTATCTAAATTTAGAGATATATTAGATAGTAAAAGTTTAGATTCGATATATCCGGATAATCCATTATTTACACTTAGAGAAAAATTTCCAAATGGACAAGGTATGGATATTTGGTATAAAGAAAATTATATGACTATTTAATACGAAAATAGAATGCAGTTTTATAGAATATTTAATAATAAAGTACACAATATTGGCAATGTTAATCAATTAGGATTTTCAATATCAGATCCATCTTATATTCCTGATGAATATTTAAAACAAGAAAATTTTGTAATATTACGTACGTGTTTTGGAATAGGAGATTGGGGTATTATAACAGCAATGCCTAGATTATTAAAACAAAAATATCCTAATTGTAAAGTATATATACCTTCTATATCATTATTAAATCAGTTGTTCGGTCCACGCGATTTATTCGATGATACGTATTCAACTGTATTATCATTATTTGATAACAATCCATATGTAGATGGACGAATTGATGATGTACAAAATGATATTTTTCATGATCATTACCGTATATACTCAGATACGCATGTAAATACTCCATTATTAGAACAAATGTTAAAATTTTGGCAATTTACTGAAGATGAATTAGCTGATTCACAACCAGAATTATATTGGTCTCTTGATGAAATTAAAACTGGAGATGAAATAATAAAGTTATATACAAATAATAATGAATTTGGATCATTATTAATATCTAATAGATTTGGTACACAATCTGATAAACATAATGAACAAACGTTATTAAATGATATCATGAAAATAACAGATATTTTAAAGTTAAATAACTTTCCGTATTTTTATTGGACATATAAACCTATCAATGAATTACCATTTAATTTTATTAATACAGCGTTAGATATGCATAATATGTCATTACGAATGCAGTTATATATTAAAAGTAAATCTAAAATTAATATTGCAAATCAATGCGGTACTAATCACTTAGTAGTTAGATACTCAGACACATATGAAGTTCAACGACAACAAACATTAGGATTAAATTTTGTAAAAGGTATACGATACTTATGAATAAAATAGTTATATATACATCTATTTTTGGCGGATATGATAATCTACCAAAAATAAGGTATAGACCAGAAAATTGTGATTTTATATGTTTTACTGATTCTGATATTCAATCTAACGATTGGAATATAGTGCGAGTACCAGTTCTATACAATGATCCTAGTAGAAATGCCAAACGATACAAAATACTACCACATAGATATTTGTCTCAATATGATATTAGTATTTATATGGATGGAAATTTTGAAATACGAGAAAATATTAATATATTAATTAATAAATACTTAAATAATGTTACTGCAGCATTTTTTGATCATAATCAACAAGAAGAATATGATAAAAGAAATTGTATATACCAAGAAGGTAATTTTATTATAAATGCTGGTATAATTAATATGCAACGAAGTCCTGAAAGAGGCAAACTAAATTTTAAAGATAATCCACATGTAATTCAACAACAAATGTTACGTTATAAAAATAAAAAATACCCGGAAGATGCAGGATTAATTGTAGGTGGAATTATTTTACGTAAACACAACGAT